GGGTGGATTGATGCACTCCTACGCGCATGAGTGTCCGCATTGCGGAAGTGGTAGTATCGTCTACGGGCCGGATTTCATCGTCCCGTGTGAGTATTGCGACGCTGATACCCTCCGACACTAATTCATGAACTCCGACCCATTAGCCGACAAGCCGAAAGCCCGCACAGTCCTAAACGAACTCGACAGCGGCCCACGGAACAAATACGAACTGGCCGAAGAACTCGGTGTAACGCCAAGCACGGCCAAAGACAAAATCAGTATTCTCCGTGACGTAGGCTATGACGTAAGTTGGTCAGAAAGCGAGAAGTGCTATTACCTTGGCAACGAAGCCGAAATCACACGCAAGGCAGACGAAATCAGCCACGACAAGGTAGCCGAGAGGCTTCGGGAGGGGGCGGAACTCTCAGCTTTAGCCGATGAGCTAACGACCAAGACCGGCGAACTTTTAGAGGTTTTTGACAGGCTGGAAGAACAGGGCATTAATATCCAGTCCAAGAAAACCGGGGACGACCCGATTTACTATATCCCCGATGAGATAGACCGGCGATTTTCAATAGACGACGGGGACGGGCACTATCGGTTTGCCGTTATCTCCGATACACACCTTGGGTCTGAAGCCGAACATCTGGAAGAACTCAACGAATTTTATGATCGGTGTGTTGAGAAAGGTATCACTCGAGTCTTCCACTGTGGCGATATATCCGACGGGTGGAAGGTGCATACTGGCCACCTAAACGAAATCAAAGACGAAGCGGCCGGGTGGGGCAGGCTCAAGGATTACGTTGTCGAGAACTACCCACAGAGAGACGGCATTACGACGTATTTCATAGAAGGGAACCACGACAACAAATTCTATAATCGTAACAACATCCGCCTTGGGCGTCTGATTGCTGATAGGCGAGAAGACCTGAAATACTGTGGCAACTGTCAGGCTACGTTTGTCTTAGACAAGGCTAACGATGTGGACATGGAGCTTATCCACCCGAGCGGTGGGAAGCCCTATACGACTGGTTACAGGCTACAGACCTTGTTCCGTGAGCGGAGTGTAGACGAACGGCCAGATATTGCCTTTGTCGGGCACCTACACGGGAGTATGTACGCCGACGTTGAAGGCGTCAAAGGCTTCTATGCTGGTGCGTGGAAAGGGACGACAACCTACGGGAAAAGAAAGGGCCACGAAGCCAAGATAGGCGGCTGGATTATCGACTTGGATATTAAGGACGGCGAAATAACACAGTTGGTTCCGCAGTGGCAGGGCTTTGAGGAACGCGCTACGGGCAACAGGTACGACGTAGAAGAATTGTAGCACTCTCCTATGGATAGCGACGAACTCAAAGACCTGCCCCGGAGCGAGCGGGTTAGCAAAGTCTTCAACTTTCAACCCACAGACTACCAAGCGGACCTACTCGACTATCACGAACAACAGGACAAGACACAAGCTGCCCCAAAGAAAGGTAGGCAGGTTGGGGCATCTCTTGTTGGAAGCGTCTTAGCGGCCGACTACACGCTCACACACAAGAACGCCGACGTTCTGATTACCAGTCCCAAGCAAGACCCGGCCGATGAACTCTTTGACAAGTTCACGCAACACTTCAAGAACTCCGACTTTACGTTAGACCAACTCGGCGTAGTTGAAGACAACAAGACAGAGTGGACATTTACGAACGGTACGCGGGTCTTGTGCCGGACGCTTGGGCAGGGTGACTTGTCCCAACGGTCGCTTTCTCCGAGCTTCGTGATCGTAGACGAAGCGGCTTACGCTTCGGACTACCACTTAGAAGAAGTTGTTGAGCCGTTCTTTATCACACATACTGAATATGAGTGGTATCTGTTTAGTACGCCAAAGGGGAAATCAGGTTACTTCTACCATGCTGTTGAAGGCAACAAAGCCGATGAGTGGTATAGTCCCCACTGGCCTACTGAAATATCACCGTTTGCCGATGAGGAATTCTTAGAGCGGAAACGGAAAGAGAAAGACCAAACCACTTACAATCAGGAATACCGGGGCGAGTTCGCTGATACCGGAGAGGTTTGGATACCGTCTGATTTGTTTCGTTCGTGTGTCACGGAGGAAGACGTAGAGTTAGGCCGAGAACTGCTATATCTCTTTGTCGACGTGGCGAGAAAGGGCAAAGACCGCACTGTCTACCTCTTGATGGGGCAAAGCGGCACAGTATACGACATTTGGGCAGAACAACAGTCCACAGTCCCCGGAGTTGTCGGCCGGATAAAGAGCCTTGATCAAGAGTACGGGCTTGAAACGGCAGGGGTTGACGAGAACGCCGTAGGTGGTGGTGTTGTTGATGATGAGGGGCTACAGCAGTTGGTTACTGGCGTCAAATTCACCACGCAATCTAAGGACACCATGTATAGAAACCTCAAAACGCACCTTGAAGCTGACGAGTTGACTATCCCGTCCGACGTGGATTATTATACGAAGTTAGAGCAAGAGACGACGGGGTTAGAGTTTGACTTTACGAGTAACGGGTATCTGAAGGTGAGTCACCCCACGGGTGGGCATGACGACTTTGCAGACGCCTTAGCGGGTGCGAACTACATACGAGAAGGAGCGGGACAGACGCAAATCAGCCGCCGTAGCGCACGGACAAGTATGCAAAAGAGGAATCTATGAGCCGTTGGGAATCACTCAAAGCAACGCTGACACAGCCCATAGAGACTGTCCAGCGGAACGCACGAATCGACATTGTAAGCGGTGGGGTTGACGAGATAGACCCACCCGAAGACCTAGACGAATACGCCGATCAAGCCCGGACAACCGGCATCGTTCGGGCCAACCTTCGGAAATGGGTTAACGACGTGTGGGAACCCGGCTACCGAATCAACGGGCCGGATGAAACCGTAGCGTTCTTTGAAGAAGATATGTCGGTGGCTGACGGCGTTGAAACCGACGAAGAAACCGGCTGGTTAGAACAGGCGGCCGTCTTCTCCGGCGAAAGGCACCAACACTTCTACGATTTCGCTAAGGAGTGTACGTATCAGAAGTGGGTTCGTGGGACTGTCCTTGTCGAGATTCTAAAGAACGACAGGACTAGCGAAGACTGGAAGCCTACGGGGTTCTACTTTATCCGGCCTGAAACTGTTAACGTCCAAGTCGAGAACAACAGTGATATTCTGCTGCCACCGAATCCCGATGAACTACCAGAGGATATTAGCCAAAGCGACATAGAGACAACGCCACGGGGAGAGGTAGCGGCGTATATCCAGTTTGATGATGAAAGCATAGTCGGGCTACGGCGTGGCGGTCATGAAGACGACGAGATACCGCTTAGTCAGAACGATGTGCTGAAGACGACGCTTGAACCGGGGATTGGGGCCGACATAGCGGATGCAAACAACCGCACGCTAACGGAAGCCTCTAGCGTCTTTGGCAACTCCGTTATCAAGGCGATTAGTGAGGAAATCACGGAGTACAACCAAATCAAGCGGGATAGGGCAGAGGCGATTAGTCGGAAGGCATACGGGCTGTGGACTATGCAGTTCTCGCCCAATGTCATTGACCTTGGGGACCGGAAAGAGGTTATTGAGTGGACTGAGGAAAGCATACAGGACAGTGAGCGGGAAATCCGTGACATGGGGCCGGGTGACGTGTTTAGTTCGGACGCTGGTTTTGAGCTTGAGAAACACGAACCCGATGTGCCCGACCTAAACCCCACGCTTGAACACTACGTTGACGACATATTAGCCGCCCTGCCGGTTCCCAAGGCACTCACTGGGTTTGCGGATAGTGTCAACCGTGATGTTGTGTCAGACCAACGCGAAGCGTATGATGATCTACTCTCTGAGGAACGGAACCAAACGGCCCGGTTTTGGACGAGTGCCATTATCGACATAGCCGAACGGTATGGACTTGATACATCGGGCCTTGAGTTTGAGATTACCCCACCGACTGAAGACAACCCGGTTAAGAGTCTCGACAATGAGACGATTGAGCGGATGAACAAATACGTGGCGACGCTCAATGCAGCAAGCGGGCCACAGGCCGGACCAACCAGTCTTGTGAGTCGGGAGAAGATTCTTGAAGTGCTTGAGTTCCCGGTTGATGATGAGTCGCCGGAAGATGTTGTTGACGAGATTAGCGACGAAGAAACGGAAGCGGCGTGGGCTGACATTATGGGCGTTGATAGCCTCGCTACGCAATACACTGAGGGCGATGTTGTGCAAAGTCCACAGGGATTAGGCGTTGTCTCTGGCGTCTTTACCAGTGGGTTTGACGACGTGGAAGCCTCAGAGAGTAGCCCAACCTACGCCGTTGCTTTGAAAGACGGCCGGGTTGGGTCGGAGTTCTACAAAGCGTCACAACTCTCAGAAGGCGAAATGCCGGAGGTTGACGTAGAGAACCCCACGGAAGACGTTGAAGCCATGATGAATATCATGGCGGCCGAAGAAGATACCGAAGCGTTGGGGTGGACTCACCCGGAGAGTTGGCGGGAATCCAGCACACCCGCCCGACTAATCGCACTGAAGGCGTGGGCAGACATGAACGGGCAGTTTGATTGTGGCGGTGCCTGTTGCATGGGTGATTTGAAAGACGAAGAACTATGTGCCTCTCTCAAAGACGAAGTGCTTGGGACGACGGAGTGGCGTGGTTGGGGCGCATGATATGGCTTGCACGCACGAAGCCCTAAGTCCCTACACCAGAGACGGCAGCGGAGGGCCAACGCCAACCACAACCGCACAGAAACGCTTTGCACAACGGCTCCGGGGCGTCCTCTCCCGAATCAACGCCCGGCTTCGAGAGGCGATCATAGATAACGACCTATTCAACCTCAGAGACGAAGCCTTAGTTGACGACGTGCCGGATAGGGTCTTTGACTTTCCCACATCAAGAGCCAAAATCACCGGCTTTCTCCGGTGGCTGCGGAATCAACTAGACGAGAAACTGCTAACTGTTGTCGGGGAAGACAACAACCAGTTCATACGGCAAGCATATTTGGCCGGTGTCCGCAACGTCCACAACCAGCTTAGTGAGACGGGCGTAGTCTTCGAGCGGCCGGAGTTAGACGACTTGGTGACACGGCCACTTCATGCAACGGAACTCCGAACGTTGGCACAGCGGACGTATGAGAACCTACAGAGTGTAAGAGACGACGTAGCCCAAGGCGTTCGGGACGAACTCTTAGACGGATTTCGAGACGGGCAGAACCCCCGAGAGATAGCCCGGAGTCTCACCGATAGGGTAGACAGCATAGGCAAGCATCGGGCAACGATGATAGCGAGAAGCGAAGTCATGAACGCCTACAGTGAGGGCACGCTACGCCGAACGGAAGAACTCAACAGAGACACCGGAGCGGGGATTAGCGT